TAATAGGTGTTTTACCGTCATAAAATGCTAATTCATATGGCCAATATGGATAAACGTTTTTATATACAGTTAACTTATAATTATTAATATCTATCTCATCTGTAACTAATTGTAATCCAAAATCAATAAAACGAAGAATTATACTATCATTTTTTACTTCCGCAACTATATTAGGCTCCTTAATATCCATGTGTGCGATATTATTTTTGTGCGCAATTGATATACCATGTAATAGATTGGCAAAGCCTTTGAATAAGTTTACATAATTTTTAGGTTCAGGTTCTAATTTATAAAGATCTTTACCTCCATATTGATAGAATATTAATCTTCTTGATTTAATAGCATTTTTATATTTAACACCACATTTTTCCATTTCATCACTAGGTTTTACATCATCGGTGTCTAGTTTACAATATTTGTCTGCCCATAAAGAAAACTCTTGTTTAGGATCAATATCTGCCCATATCTGACTCTCTATATATTCTTCATCTGCCGACCCGCGATTTAATAGTTTTGATATAACTTTTCTTTTATCTCTAGAATTTTGACTCTTACATTTTAAAGGCTCTTCAGTAAAAACGCATCCGTAAGTCCCTTCTCCAACATATCTTCCTCCTTTTTTTCTTGTATAGTTTACCATCTACTAAGCGGGAAGACTTGTTATTAACCTATTATAGCAAGTTCCTTGTTCTGCCAAAGGAGGGTCTGCCCATAACGCTTTTCCTCCATGAATCATATTTTGAAAATTCATTTCCCAATCTATTATTTCACGAAACGGGATAAATGTTTTGATTAATTTTTCTAGATAAGGGAGCTGAAACATCATAGAATCAGTACATCTATATACGCATTCATGAGGAGGTTTGTATGCCTTTGTTATAGAATAGTATGATTTAGGAGCATCAACTGGTCGTGTTCCAACACCTTCTCCTAAACTAACATAATCCCATTCTTTATTATTTAAATCTTCTAATAATTCACATAATCTAAGAATAAAATCTTCACGTAACCAAATATCAGATTCTAGTGTTATTATTTTCTTATACTTATTTTTTACCGCATCCTCAACACAACTATAAAAGTTTAATCCAAGAGAAATCTCTCCTTTTGATAATCCACGACCTTTAAAAGTGAGTCCTGGAACTGGGCGAGGTAGAAAGGGATCGTATACGCTAAAAATAAGTTCACTTGTTAGTTCATCTGACCATACTGGTGCCGTAAAACATATTTTATCTGTAGGAATTCCTACTTCTACAAGATGTTTTTCTAATCTCTCATAACGTTCTTTTTCTTTTACTTTATGACAGATTATATATACTTTATCTATATCAGAAGGCCAACTTACCATTAAATATTATTATAGATTAACTTTAGGTATTATTTGCTCTAATTCTTGTAGCAGAATCCATATCACGAGTAATAATACGAAACGTTAATTGTGTCTGTTTACTTAAGTTAATAAGACGAGCACCAGTTAAATTTACGTTTGCTATAGCAGTTGCTAAATTCTGATTTGTTGTATTTGTTCCTCCAAATGGCTGTATTAATACAGAACCAGTAGTAGGGTCTCTATATGGTGCCTGAACAACAATAAAATTACCGTAACCAACATTATTAACTCCATCTGTAAAAATAGTTCCAGCAGTATAACCAGTTCCAACAATTAGTAAACCGCTACTGTTTTCCATATATGCTTTGAAATCAGCTTTAGCAGTATCATTTCCAGATATTAATGCCGTATTTATTCCTTGTAATTTGATACGATCATTCTTAGTAAAGGCGAAACGATTAAAATATGTTTTAGTTACAATTGTATAGTATGTGGCATTAGAGTTAGTATCTCTTAAAAGAGCGTTCATATAAATAGAACTAGATGTATAACCAGTAAAAGAAGTAGAAGCGAAGACTCCACTAATATCAAGAGTATCAAGTGAATCACTCACTAAATTACCATTTGGTCTTTGTAGTTGAATTGTTAATTTTGTAAGTGTAGCAAGAGGTGTTGGATAGTAAGTTTTTTGACATTTTAAGAATTTAGGAATCATCGCTAAATAGCCAGGATTGTTGGTTGTTGATTCAGGAACCCATTGCGCATCATACTGTAAAGAAGCAAACGCACGATCTAACTGGTCATCAGTGCCAAAGACATTAGATTCAAGTTCATCAATATGTAATATAATACCAGGTTCAGATAATATATTTAGACTTGTTGTTGTTGCGTATGCGGGAGTTCCCCCAGATCCAGAATTTACAATAAGAGTATTCACTGATTCATTAGGAACAACTGCTTTCACCATTTCAATACGAACAATATTGTGAAATCTCATATTTGCGGAAGGAGACATTTTAAATCCTTGACCATTATTCGCGGGATTAAATGTTACAGAAAAATTGTAACGATTTTCTCTCTGATTATTATACCAATCTCTATCAGCGCTGTATACAACTAGATTATACTCATTCTCCTTGAATGATAAAATCTCATCTTGAGGGATAATAGTATCTTGAGGTAAAGCGGGTTTTATACGGATAGTATCGCCTTTTATAATAGTAGGATTTGCGTTACCAATACCAGAATCATATGTTTCTTTAGTTAAGTCATTTAGCATTGTTCCTGAAAATGTAGGTTTCTCTCCATCTGCGATACGTTTCGCATCTGCCTCTCTAGATTTCTTTGCTTGTTCAAAAAGTGATAGAGCGGGAGTATCATTAGAATCTTCAATCGGGATTCTAAAATCTGGAGCAGCAGGCATTAAAGTCTTTTGTTCGCCACGCTCAGTCTGTAAAGCCGCAAAACGAGAACCTACATCAGATGATAATGCTCTTTCTTGTATAGAAGCATCTGCCATACGAGTATCGGTATCTGCACTAGAACTCATTTGACCACGACGTAAATAAGAAGAAAAATCACTTACTACTAATCCTAAAACTTCTTTATTCATACTAGTCAGATTAGCATTAGGATTATTATCATAAACTTCTCCAATATAATGATCTACAGTATTAACTAATCTATTTTTCTGTTTATCATTTAAACTCCCATTTGTTCTTCTTTGGAAGTCTGTATATACTAAACGATTTATCATAGAAACATTATTATCCCCTAAAAAATCAGATCTATTCATCTATCTAATATGATGAATGAACATTTATAATATTCTTTAAGCGTATCATTATTATGTAGAAAAGAACCAATCACGTAAATCAAGCATGAAAGAATCCGGAGGCGCTTTACGACTAAACGCTTGAAAATCATCACCCGCCAACATTCTTATGATAAAAAACATACTATACATTCCACATTCAGAATTCTTATACTGGAATCTTCTACCATTATAGTAAAGTTTCATTTCAGAATCTTGTGTTGTAAGCCACTTCATAAATTTTTTGATTTGATCTGGAGGTTCCATGCCATATGAATCAAAGTAGTATGTATTATGTTTTACTAAATCTATAAATGTTGCCACCCAATGAGAACCCGATTTAAAATGAGGATCTAAATTATAAATTACACCAATATATTTTGTTCCATTCTTTAAAGCCACAGTAGTTTTAATTTCACACATTTCTTGAATCAGACATTTACCGTCCTTATTATATGGATCGGGTGCCGCAAAATCAATTGGATAAGGACCCATAAATTCAAATTCTGGATATGCCTCTTCATATTGATTCATAACATGAGTAATATCTAAACTATTTAGCCACTTATCAGGATCTTGTTTCCATTCATCCGGTTGCTTGGGTCGTAAATACTGTTTAATTAATTCTTTCTTCTTTGTTTCATCAACAGGTAGAGCTTTTACAAAAGAATATTCATGATTAGGTTCAACTTTCAGAGCTTTTTCAATATCGCTACGATTGGGAGAAACATGTAGACTAGAGGCAACTTCAGCGAGAATATTATTGGGTAAACATCCCTCAGTAGGTCTAGTTAAACCGACACGAGGATGACACTGTTCAGGACCAGCTTCTTTTTGATTCATATCTGTTGAATTAATCTCGTTATTATCTTTTTTTTTATGAGTTTTACTATTTCTCATCTATTATTAAGTTAGAAAATGGCTACACCTAAAAAAGATACAATTGATGATTCGAATTTCTGGTATGTTATTTTACCTATACTAATACTATCGTTACTGCTTTTTTTTGTCTTTGTTCTATTTCGTGTATCTTCAATACAATTACTTGGAACAGAAAGAGTATTTCAAATAGTTTCTAAATTATAGAGTAGAGCATGAGTTTTCAAAATACATTTTTAGTAATAGGTGGATTTATAATATTAGTTGGACTCTTTGGTGCTATATACGGTGTTTCATTATCTGACGTAAATCCGACGCTAAAGAAAGATGTTATTAAAAGTTTTGAAGCAATTTTTATAGTTACTTCTATACTAATTGCTGCTTTACTACTACTTTCACTCTACTATGTAAAATCTGATCCGTCAACATTTCAACCTTACACACTTATTATTTTACATATTTCACTATTCTTATCAATCTTATCTGTATCATATTCTACGTTAATACACACTAAGTAATAACACTAAGTAATAAGAATAGCATAAATTCTATGCTGTAAACGGAATTTACCAGTCCACTGATATAAGTTATTTCTATGGAAACAGAGACCTTGAATACGAAACATTAAACGTATACTATCACCTTCTTTTAAGAGTCCCGGTTCGTATTTAGAATACCAAGTATTATTTTTAAATATTTTAATATTATTTTCTGATTTGAACGCTGGAAAATACAAGTATAGTGAATTGTTATCAATCATCGGTTTAAATAGATTATGAAGAGTTTCTAAATTATAAGTTAATCCTGGAAACCAGATATGTTGCTGAAGAAACACTGCGCTAAGAAGTGTGCTTTGTAAAGCGTTTAATTTTGTCTCATAGGAAGGATGTTCTTTTAAACTTAGAACTAGCTTCCCAGAATTCTGATCAAACTCTTTTACTTTTAGTATAGGAAGTAGAATATTTAAATTTGGAAAACTATTCTGTCCATCAAAATAAGCTAGTGGAAC